GATGACGCCAAGCGTCAATCAGAAGTTTACTGGTCAGCAGATTGAGGACATTCAGAGGTATTTGAGGTTAATTGGGCAATGATTTTGTCAAGTGTTGATGCAATTTCGTCTGCCTTAACTTGCGCCCGCATGGGGATGTCTTCGCGTTTTGCGGCAAGTGACATCGCATCCCAAAGCTGGTCAAGCAGCAGCTCGCGAAATCCGTCTACGTCTTCAGCCTTCATTGTAAATCCTCCCAGATTTATGAGTGGTGGTCACAATACAGCAGTCCGACGAGCCAGTAAAGGTTTTTGTAATGCCTAAAGACCCCCGCCTATCGCGCGCTGGCGTGTCTGGCTACAACAAGCCCAAGCGAACGCCCGGCCACGCCACCAAGTCGCACGTCGTGGTCGCCAAGTCTGGCGATCAGATCAAGACGATCCGCTTCGGGCAGCAGGGCGCGAAGGGTTCACCCGACGGGTCTGCGCGAAACAAAGCCTTCAAGGCTCGCCACGCGAAAAACATCGCGAAGGGCAAAATGTCAGCGGCCTACTGGGCCAATAAGGAGAAGTGGTGATGGAGCCAGAGATCAACGACCTGACCGACGAGGTCAACGAGCTAATCAACCCGGATTACATGGACGAGACGGAGCTGCAGGGCATCGTCGCGGGCCAGATTGACGACGCTGTTGATTTCATCGACAACACGATCTCCCCGATCCGCGCCAAGGCGACGGAATACTATCGCGGCGAGCCGTTTGGCGACGAGGAGGATGGGCGCAGCCAAGTGGTCAGCATGGACGTGCGCGACACAGTGCAGGCCATCATGCCGTCGCTGATGCGTATTTTTACGTCGTCCGACCACACGGTTGAGTTCATGCCGACGAACGCCGAGGACGTGGAAACCGCTGCTCAGGCCACGGATTACGTCAACTACATTTTCAACAAAGACAACAACGGCTTCTTGGAACTTCACGCGGCGTTCAAGGACGCCCTGACGCGCAAGAACGGCATTATCAAGTATTACTGGGACGACGCTGTGGACACCACAACGTCGGACATGACCGGGCTGGATGATGCTGCTCTGGCCGCGCTCTCCGCCGACCCCGACGTGTCTCTCGACATCACGACAAGCTACGCCGCGATGGAGATGACTGAAGAGATGTCGATGATGGGCATCCAGCCGCCATTGCTGCATGACGTCCGCGCAACGCACCGCACGACCACTGGTCGCGTGCGCTGCGAGGCTGTGCCGCCCGAAGAGTTCCTGATCGACCGCCGCGCGAAGAGCATCGAGGACGCTGAATTTGTGGGCCACCGCCGCGTTGTGACCGTGTCCGATCTTGTCGCGATGGGCTACGACGAGGATCTCGTTTCGGGCATGGCGTCCGACAGCGACACGCTGGACATGAACGTCGAGCGCTACACGCGCAACCCGGCGCTCACGTCTCAGCGCAATGACCGCACCGACGACGCAATGCGCAAGGTGACGTACATCGAGGCATACATCCGCGTGGACCGCGACGGCGATGGCATCGCTGAATTGCGCAAAGTCTGCGTGGCGGGCACCGGCAAGGAGATCCTGCAGGACGAGCCGTGCGATTTCGTGCCATTTGCCTCGTTCTGCCCAGATCCAGAGCCACATGAATTTTTCGGCATAAGCAGCGCTGACGTGGTCATGGACATCCAGCGCATCAAGTCTGTCATCATGCGCAACACGCTTGACAGCTTGGCCATGTCCATCCACCCCCGCTTGGCCGTGACCGAGGGTCAGGTCAACATGCAGGACGTTATGAATACAGAGGTGGGCGCAATCATTCGTCAGCGCGCCGCTGGTCAGGTCCAGCCGATCACAATGCCATTCGTCGGTCAGGCGGCTTTCCCCGTCCTGCAGTATATGGACGAAGTGAAGCAGACACGCACAGGTATTTCTAAGGCCGCTGCTGGTCTGGACGCAGACGCGCTTCAATCATCCACCGCCAGCGCAGTGAATGCGACGGTAAATGCTGCGGCGCAGCATATTGAGATGATCGCCCGCATTTTTGCTGAAACTGGGATGCGCAATTTGTTCCGTGGCATCCTTCGTCTGGTGTGCAAGCACCAAGATCAAGCGCGCATGGTTCGCCTGCGCAATGAGTTCGTTCCGATTGATCCAAAGTGGTGGGACGCCACAATGGACGTCACTGTAAACGTCGCACTGGGCCGTGGTTCGGACACAGAGCGCATGATGATGCTGCGCCAGATCGGCGAGATGCAGAAAGAGGCAATGGCCACTATGGGGCCAGTCAATCCGCTTACATCCATGCAGCAGCTCTACCACACGCTGGCCGAGATGACGAAGCTGGCGGGCTTTAAGGACACAAACAAGTTCTGGAGCGACCCGCAGAACTTCCAGCCGCCACCGCCTGAGCCAGAAGAGCCAGACATCAATGAGCAGCTTATTTCTGTGCAGATCCAGCAAATCCAAGCGGACATGCAGAAGAAGGCCGCAGAACTGGCGCTGAAGCGCGAAGAAATGACAATGGAAGACGACCGCAAGCGCGACGAAATGGAGATGGATCTCTACGTGAAGGCGGAAGAGCTGAAGGCTCGATACGGCTCCCAGATCAAGGCTGAAGAAATCAAGCGCAGCACTGCCATTGATCGCGAAACACTCAAGGCTCAGAACGATCTGATCCGCGAGGCAGTCCGCGATGAGGAGTGATCCGCAGGTATTGGCCGACGCCCGCGCGGCGTCGCGCCTACAAGACGACGAGGATTTGACCCGCTTCCTCGTCGAGATGGAGGATGCCATATTTGGCAGCTTCCGCTCAGTAAAAGTGGGAGAAACCAAGGAGTTAGAACAACTCCACGCTCAACTTGCTGGCATTGAAATGATCCGGGCAAAGCTCCGAAGCCTCGTAGATGACGGGGCCATTGCGCAGCAAAAGAGCAAATGACATAATGGAGACAACCGATGGCAGACAACGGCAACCCTTTTGGGACCGACCTGCGAGGGGCACAAGATGCAATCCGCGCCATGATGACACCCTCTAACGAGGACAATGTCGAGGTCGCTGATGCGCCCGTCGAAGCAGAAGACTTTGACGATACCGAAGTGGAAGAGGCCGTAGAGGTCGAAGCTACCGAGGAACCTGATGACGTAGACTACTTTGAAGAAGATGACGGCGACGAACCTCCAGAGAACCCCACCTTCCGAGTGAAGGTTAATGGTGAAGAAATTGAGGTCACCAGAGACGAGCTTCTGAATGGGTATTCGCGGCAACAGGATTATACGCGGAAGGCTCAAGAATTAGCCGAGCGCCGAAAGGCGATTGAGGCTATGGATAACGAGCTGTCCGCAGAGCGCCAACAATACGAGCAGCTTTTGCCGGCACTTCACCAGCAATTACAGCAGCTTACGGCAAACGAGCCAAACTGGGACAAGCTCTATGAAGAGAACCCCACGGAAGCAATCAAACTTGAGCGACAGTGGAAGCGCCTGCAATCTGAGCGGCAACAGCAACTTGAAGCTGTGCAGGAAGAGCAACAGCGCCTCAACACGATCAATCAGAGACGTTTGCAAGAAGAGACACAGCGCCAATTGGCGGCGGAGCAGACACGCCTGCCCGACCTCATCCCGGCGTGGAAGGACCAATCTGTTGCACAGAAAGAGGCAACAGAAATCCGCGAGTTTCTACTAGGCCAAGGTTTTTCGGAGCCAGACGTCGATGGCATCCAATCCGCGCAGCTTATCTCATTGGCCCGTGCGGCCATGCTTTACAATCGCGGTGAGACAAATGTGAACAAGGCGAAAGCCGCTCGCAAGTCTGGGCCGAAGACGATGAAACCGGGAAGCAGAGGCACACAACCGCAACGACGCGGCGCTCAACAAAAGGCGCAACAACGCCTAGCTAAATCTGGCCGCGTGCAAGACGCAGCGGCTGTCATCAAAGGCCTATTATAGAGGGATTTTCTCATGGCTATCGTAGCAAATACATTCACCACCTTTGACGCCAAAGGTATTCGCGAAGAGCTGGCTAACACTATCGCTTCCATCTCCCCAGAAGAGACGCCGTTCCAGTCGAACGTCGGTTCTGAGAGCGTGTCCAACACGTTCTTCGAGTGGCAGACAGACGAGCTGGCCTCCACGTCCACCACGCCGGTCATCTCCGGTGATGACGTTGCGTCCTTCGACGCCACAGCAGCCACAACTCGCCTCGGCAACTACACGCAGATCCGCCGTCGTTCATATGTCATCGCTGACAACTTGAACGCTGTGGATACTGCTGGTCGTGCAGACGAAGTCGCATACCAAGTCGCGAAGCGCGGTAAGGAAATCAAGCGCGACGTCGAAGCCGTCCTGCTCGCGAACAACGCTCGCGTTGCTGGCGGCACAGGTACAGCTCCAGAGACTGCTGGTTTGCCATCTTGGATCGCATCCAACATCAACGAAGCTGGCGACGCGACTGCAGCGACTGGCGACGGTACAGACGCACGCACACCCGGTACAGCACGTGCCTTCACTGAGGCGATGCTGAAGGACGTTATGCAGAAGACATGGGACGCCGGTGGCAACCCGTCAATCCTCATGGTTGGCGGCCACAACAAGCAGACAGTGTCTGGCTTTGCTGGTATCGCGGCGCAGCGTTATATGGCGCCATCCGAAGGTCCGACAACAATCGTGGGCGCAGCCGACGTTTATATGTCCGACTTTGGCACACTGACTGTTGTTCCTAACCGCTTCCAAGGCGCGGGCGATGCTTTCGTTTTGGACCCAGAGTACGCATCCGTATGCTACCTGCGCCCAATCCAGCAGGTTGACTTGGCCAAGACTGGCGATGCCGAAAAAGGCATGCTGATCGCTGAGTTCGGTCTGAAGGTATCTCAGGAGAAGGCGCACGGCGCCATCTACGACCTGACGACATCCTAAACCAAATAAAGGGCCGCTTCGGCGGCCCTTTTCTTTTGGGAGACAGAAATGCAGAAACGAATTTTTGATCAAGATCCGACCACGGGCATTACCAGATACTGGCACGTCAAGAACAACGGCGAGTTCGCCATCGAGACCGTGCAGAACGTGGCGGGCATCGTCGCTGAGAACGCCCGCAGCTACGCAGACGTGGATACGAAGGAAAAGTTCGGCGACGTGGCGCGTGTAGCGTCAATCCCGCTTGGCGTGTATTATGACCTCAAGAAGCGCGGTATTGCGGACGACCCAGCGGCGCTGAAGAAGTGGATGAACGACCCCGACAATCGGGCGTTCCGAGTTAGAGGCGGCAGGCTATGATTACGAACTACACAGAGCTTAAAAGCGCAATTGCAGACTGGCTGCTGCGCGATGACCTGACATCGGTGATCCCGACGTTTATCTCGCTGTCCGAGGCCCAGATCCAGCGTGAGGTGCGCGACTTCCGAATGGTGAAGCGCGCCACCGCTCAGATCGACAGTGGCTATTCCGCTGTGCCCGCCGACTGGCTGCAGAATATCCGCTTCCAGCTCAACACGGACCCAATCACGACGCTGGAGTATGTGACGCCAGATCAGGCCGCCGAGGAGGCGCACATCTATCCGGGAAGCAGGCGCCCGGCGTTCTTCACAATGATCGGCGAAGAGTTCCAAGTGGTGCCCGCGCCCGACGCGACATACGACGGTGAGCTGACCTATTACGCAAAGGTGCCCGCACTGTCTGCCAGCAATGCCACGAATTGGCTGCTGACAGAGGCGCCGGACATCTACCTCCACGGCGCGCTTTTGCAGGCCGCGCCTTATCTGAGCGACGATCAGCGAATTGGCGTTTGGGGCAGCCTTTACCAGAAGGGGATTGATACGCTGAAAGTGCAGTCGGATCGCGCGGCTGTTGGTTCTTCGTCCATACGAATGCGCACACGGCCACTGGGGTGACTTCGTTTGCTGGCGCACCAAAAGGGTCGCGCTGGCGAGTTTCTCGCTGCGTACCACCTGCAGGTCGCTGGCGCTGACGTCTACCACGTCAACGCTTCAGTCGATCTAATTGTTATGTCTGCGTCTGGGAGGCTTCTTGCGGTGGAGGTTAAGGCGGCCTCAAAAGGGCGCGGGATTAAGCGCGCGTCTTACGCCTTTAAGATCAAACGCCAGCGGCCTGATTTTTACGTTTTTGTCGCGCTGGATTTAGGGCGGCTTGCTGTAATGGGATCTAGCGAGGTCCACAAAAGGGGCACGATGCGACTGTATTCCGACGCCTTTTCCGAAGAGGCAATGCAAGCGGGCATCGCCCGCATCATTGACGCTTGAGGCGCGCCTATCCAAGCGGGCTTTGGCGTGTTAAAATTACGCAACCAACTGAGGGACTGATATGTCATTTTCTAACACCTACGAAACAAACGTCCTGAAGTGGGCGTTCAACGCGGACAGCGTCACGCGCCCGACCAACTGGTATCTGGGCCTGTTTACGTCCAACCCCGGCGAGGGCGGCGGCACGGAGATCAGCGGCAACGGGTACACGCGCAAGGCTGTGACCTTCACTGTGACGGGCGATACAGCCACGAACAGCGGCTCTGTTGAGTTTGACGTTGCC